CGGTAAACTTACCGAACAAGGGTTAAAAGGTGTTATTTCTGATATGGCTGTATTTGACGGGCACGAAGAAAGACTTTCTAACCTAATACAAGAAGTGCCAGCTTTGAAAAATCCTATCAATGATTATTTAGCGGCAGATGAAAACGATACTGAACTTGAAGGGCGGCTTAAAAATGCGGCTGAAGGTTTAGGGTTAGGTGTTCTTACTGACGGACTTGTTAGAGGTGTAAAAGCTATTAAAAAGGCGCGTGTAGTAGAAGATTTCCTTAAACAAGACAAAAGTATAGCCAAAGCTACACAAAAGGCCGAATTAGCACCTGTTAAGAAAGAATTTGATTTTTCCAATTTACAATACAAGTTATCTGAAGGCGCAAAAGAAACACAAGGGATTAAGCCGGAAGGACTTACTTCTGTTCCCAAAAAAGAAAATGTATTTGTTAACTTTGCAAATATAGATACAGGGGATGACGTAAAAAACGCTATACAGAATATAGCCGATTCTAATAAGAAGGGAATTGACAAAGCAAGACGTGGCGTGCAAAGTTTTCAAGAAATAAAACTAAATGCCGAACAAGAGAACGCTTGGAAGGTTTTATCCGAAAGACGGACAGGGCAACCACTTAACGCTGAACAATCTTTAGCGGCTAGGAACTTATGGGCGGCTAGCGGAGAAAAGCTGACGGAATTAGCCGAAATTGCTAGTCAAAATCCTAGCGAAGAAAATCTTTTTATGTTCCGCAAAATGTTAGATGTCCATAATATGATACAGAAAGAAGTTATTTCTGCTAGAACTGAAACTGCTAGAGCTTTATCAAGTTGGCGCATACCTTCGGGTGGAAACAAGGAAATAAGTTTGCAATTAGCTGAAGTATTAGAAAGAAATGGCGGTGCAAAAGGAACAAGACAATTAGCAGAAACTATTTCTAAAATGGCTCAAAACGGTCAAATTTACGCTATTGAAACTATGGTTGAAAAGGTTAATAAGCCCGGCTTTATGGATATGATTCTTGAATATAGAACTGCCGCATTATTAACAAGACCGACTACGCATATTGTGAACGTAACCTCAAACTTTGCGACTTCTCTTTGGGATTTAGCAGATAGGGCTGTTTCTTCTCGTTTATCTTCTTGGCTAGGAACTGAAAACGGAGTGGCTTTAGGTGAGGCCACCGCCCAATTAAAAGGTATGGTAGGAAGTTTTTGGGATGCCTTAAAACTAGCAAAAGAGAATTGGACTACAGGAATTAGCAAATATGGTGCTGATAAAATAGAGGTAAAGAAAAATGCTATCCGTTCGGGCGCACAACCTTTAGGGTATGAAATCAAAGAAGGCACTTTACTAGGTAAGGCCGTTGACTTTGTAGGCCGACTTAACCAAATACCTTTTAGAGCTTTGGGCGCAAGTGATGAGTTTTTTAAGACTATTGGATATCGTGGGGAATTAAGGGCGCAAGCGTGGCGTACTGCTACCAAAGAAGCAAACGAAGGAACTATAAAGATGTCTTCTAGAGAGGCAAGGGTACAAGAAATCTTAAATAACCCACCGGAAAATTTGCGTGTTGAAGCTATGAGTAAAGCGGAATATGTTACATTTACAAATACTCCTAACCAAGTAGCTCAATCATTACAAGGGCTTTCTCGTAAATTCCCTATGCTTAAATTGATTGTGCCGTTTATCAATACTCCTTCTAACGTGTGGGATTTCGCTTTCAAGCATAGCGTAATGGCTCCGTTATATCAAAGTGTAAGAGCTGATATTTTAGCCGGTGGTGCTAGAAAAGATTTAGCATTAGGCCGAATTGCTACCGGAAGTATGATTATGGCTCAAATAGCCGATTGGGCAGACAAAGGGGTTATCACAGGCGGTGGGCCTGAAAGCAGAAATGAAAGAAATGCTTTAATGAATACAGGTTGGCAACCGTACTCTGTAAAAATCGGGGATAAGTATTTCTCTTATAGACGTTTTGACCCATTATCCACATTGGTCGGTATGGGTGCTGACTTTATTGAAACTTCCAAAGCGGCAGAAGAACTGATGGAAGATGAAGAACAAAACGGAATCGGTATTAGACTTGCTTTCTTAACTGCTCAAAGTTTATTAGATACAAACTTTATGATGGGGCTTTCTAATCTAGCAGAAGCAATCAATGACCCACAAAGATACGGTCAAAAGTTTGTAGAAGATATGGCTACTTCATTTGTTCCCGGCATAGTGGGTGGAAACATTAGAAACTATGCTGACGAGTACCAAAGAGAAACAGGGGATTTGTTAGATAAAATGAAAAACAAAATACCCGGACTTTCTAAAGACTTGCCTATGAAATATGACTTATTCGGGCGTGAAAGATTAGCGGTAAGCGGTTTTGGCCCAATATATGATACTCTTGTTCCTGTAAGAGTTAATACCAAAGAAGCCGAGCCGATAGACAAAGAAATAATGGAACAGGAAACCTATCTTGCTATGCCTAATAAAAAAGTAAATTATGACGGCGTAGAAATTAACCTAAAGAATTACCCTGATATTTATAGTCGTTATGTTAAATTGGCCGGAAACGAATTGGAACTTGATAAATATGAGGGTATGGGTTGTAAAGACTTCCTTAATTCTGTAATTGAAGGGGATAGCCAATATAGCCAAATTTATGAAACCTATTCGGAAGGTGCTGAAGGTGGAAAGAGTGATTTTATCCGTCGTGTCGTAAATGATTATAGAGAAGCGGCAAGAGCAGAACTTTTAGAGGAATTCCCCTCGCTTGCTAACAAGGTTGAATTTCTAAAAGAACAATTAGAAGAACAATCTGAATTATAGGAGAATATATGCGAAAACAAGGAAATGACTTTATTGTTGAAACGAAGGAAACAGGGGCAATTATCTTCAAAGTAAGACTTGCTTCGGGTGTTCCTGCTGATTTAACCGGGGTAACGGCTAAATTTATTGTTAAAGGAAATAAAGAAACGCTTGACACAAATGCTATATTTACCTATACTCAAAGTGAGTTTGATGGGGATAAAGACACTATCACGATTCCTTTGACTCAAAGTTTTACAAATCGTGAGCCGGACAGGTTTTATTATTCTCTTTTCTTAGAACATACTAGAGAAGATGAAACTCAAGATTTAGTCTATTTGCAAGAGGGAAGATTTATCTTTGAGCGTGGGGGTAGCAAATGAGCGAGTTGAACGATGAATTAACTTGTGAAACCGAAACCAACCGTGGTATCATAGGGCCAAGAGGGCCGCAAGGCGAAGATGGTGCTCAGGGCGTAAGTGTTACCGGGGTGGAACTTCTCTCTACCGTAGGGATAGATAAAACCTATCGTATGCACTTTAGCAATAATACCTATTTTGATTACGTCGTTAAAGATGGCTCTGAAGGGGAAACAGTAAATTGGGGTGGTATCAATGGATATATCACGAATCAATCTGATTTACAAAGTGCTCTTAATGCCAAACAAGACGAACTAACACCGGGTACACATATAGATATTACGTCTAATACGATATCCGTTACGGGTATGCCTACGAAGAATAGCGACCTATTAAACGATACTTTCTATGTTACAAAAGACGTAAACGATTTAACGAACTATACTAAAACAAGTGATATTAACACGGCTTTGAGTGGCAAGCAGAATATCCTTACCGCCGGAGATGGAATTAGTATTACTAGCGGAAATGTTATCTTAGTTAAAAACGCTTCTGCTGATGAAGTCGGGGGAGTTAAACTTGAATATAATAGCACGACTCAAACGCTTAATATCAAAAATATATAGTTGGGTAAAAATGACACTTAAATTTAATAACTCAGACGTACAAAACGTATTATTTAACGGTACGCAATTAGAGAAATTACAATTAAATGGTGTAACTGTTTGGGAGCACGCACAACCCGTTCCGGGTGGTACTGTTATTTTTGAAGGAACTACACCGGGAACTTTTGACGTAACGATTCCTGCTCCGGGTATGTATTATTGTACTGTGGTTGGCGGTGGTGGTGGTGCGGCGTTGAGTATGCACACTACGGCGCACAATGCTCAAACTGCTATGCCTTCTGTTGGTAGTTTAGTTTGTGGCGGTGGAACGGGTGCTTATATCTCTGCGAGTGTTAATTTTGACCGTGTAACCGCATTGAAAGTAACCGTTGGGGATAAAGGGGTAGGACACCATACCTACCAATTAGGCAGAGTAACCGGAAACACTTGGTATGTGTATGGTGATGCAGGTGGCGATAGTATGATTTGTAGCGAGATTACCAAGGTAGTTTTAAAAGCTAATGGCGGCGGTCGTGGGAAAATAGACGGAAAGATAGTTTCCTCACACACCGGGAATACTTGGTACTCCGATTTTACTGTTTCTACCGGAGCCGGTGGCGGTTGGTCGTGGAACAATCAGACGGGAGTAACCTTATCAAACGTAAACGCCGCGCAGGGAAATGTTGGTAATTTAGCCGAAAATGGTTGGCTAAGTGATAGATACGGAAGTTTTACGGCTGAGGCGGTTGTGAAATTAGCACCTAATATGGTAAGTGGATATGGTGCCGGTGGTGGCGGTAGGGCAACGACAAACAGAGTTTCAAACGGAACGGACAATGCGAATTGGAATTACGACCAAGGAACGTATGGCCCGAACGTAGGATATGTTAAAATCGTTAAAGCGTAGGGGTAAATATGGCGCAAAGAAAAGTTAGTTGTGAAGTTTATACAGATAGGGGAATCGTAGGAAAGGATGGAGCAGCTGGAAAGAGCGCATACGAGCAAGCTGTAGAAGGCGGTTATCAGGGCACAGAAGAAGAATTTGAACAAGCTCTAGCATCTGATATTACTACCGTAGCCAGTAACATTTCAGATGTAAATGCCGTAGGGCAATCTATTACAGATGTAAATAGTGTAGCTGGCAGTTTAACTGATATTTCTACTGTTGCTAATAATGTTTCAGATGTAAATACAGTAGCCGGCATATCTTCTGATGTAACGCAAGTTTCCAGTATCTCTAGCGCAGTACAAACTGTATCCGGGCACGATAGCGAAGTAACACTTGTTGCTGATAATATGGCTAGTGTTATGACTACCGCAAGCAGCATAACTGACGTGCAAAACGTAGCAAGTGATATTACAAATATCAATACAGTAGCAGGTATTTCTTCTGATATTTCTACAGTTGCTACTAATTCTACTGCTGTTAATACTGCCGCCACAAACATTGCTGCTATTATCGCTGCTCCTACGGCGGCCACTAATGCGGCTAATAGTGCTGCTGAAGCGCAAATATGGGCTGAAGGTACTGATGGACAGGTTAGCCCTTTAGGTGGCGAACATTCTGCTAAAGGGTGGGCTGAATATGCTGAGGAATTGGTAGAAACAATCGGGCAAGTAATGCACTACAAAGGGAGCGTTGCTACCTATGCTGATTTAACCGCTATCGTTAATCCCGAATTAGGCGATGTTTATAATGTCCTAGCAGATGATTCTAATTATGCCTGGACAGGAACCGCCTGGGATATGATTGGAAGTTCTGTTGATTTAAGTGCCTATCGTACAGCAGCGGCTCAAGATGTTATTGATGCTAGCAAATTGGAGAACAAAGCTACCGGTACAAATTCGCTTACTGTTTTAGGAAATGCAACAAGTAATTCTTATGCTACAAATATAGGCGGCAATTCTAGGGCAGAGGCAAATTATGCATTGGCAGTAGGATATGGTACTATTGCGCGTGGTAAAAATTCAACCTGTATTGGGCCAATCGCTAATGACTACTATAACAATAATTGCACGATAGTTGGTTATAACGCTCAATCGGAAAGCAATTATGGTATTGCTATTGGTGCTGGCACTAAAGCGGCGGCAGTTGGTGCAATTCAAATTGGGAATAATACAAATGCACTTATTACAAATTCTAACGCCAAGACTTTGCAAGTGTTTGAGTATCAACTGCTTGACGGAAACACAGGGAAGATACCTGCCGCACGGTTAGATAATGCGTTGCCTAGCCAGACAGGGAACAATGGTAAATTCTTAACCACCAATGGCTCTGCTGCTAGTTGGGCTGATATCCCTACAGAAGTAGATAATAAATCTGTAACCTTAAATTCTAGCGACCAAATACAAGCCGTAGGCGTAATCGACCAAAACAATACGTCTAATGCTATTAAGACTTGGACAGGTACTAAAGACAAGTTTAATGATATCGTTACGAAAGACGCTCATACGCTTTACAATGTAACTGATGAACTAGACGGCGGTAGCGTTGATACTAGTTTTGTAGCAAGTTTAGGCCGTTGTAGTTATAATTTCCAACAATTAGCCGCTGTACACGGTGAAGAATATACTGCCCCGGCTAACGGGTTTTTCGTACTAAATGGCGTTTTAGTCAATGCTGCTAACAACCGTTTGTATTTGTTACTAAGAAACAAACCGTATATTTATGGCAATAGACTAGCGCATATGGCCTTTGGTGCTTTATCAAGTTATAGACAGTATGTGTGGTTGCCGGTTGCTAAAGGTGATGTGGTTGCTATTACGGCTCAATCAACGGCTCCGACGCCTGATTTTGATTTGAGATTTTATTATGCTATCGGCGAACAAATACCGACACCTGAATATACTCCTATCCAATATATTCAAGGGCAATATAATGCTCAATATATTAAATCGGGCATTATCCCTGCGTCGGGTATGAAAGTATATTGTAAACTTCAAAACACTTCTTCCACATTAGGGTTTGGTTGGGGTTGCAGAAACGTAACCTTTGACGGAGCGCAAATGAGTGTCAACGCTACTAACCAAAACGTAGTTGTAGATTGGTTTGGAGCAGATTCTGAAGATAGATGGACTTTAAGCACTTCAGTTGCTACAACGGATATTTTTGAACTTACAATAGAAAACAACGTAGCCGAAATTAAGAAAAACGGCTCGGTTGTAGGCACCCATATGTTTACGCCAACGGCTACAGTAACAAGAGAGTTGTTCTTAACAGGTTTCAATAACAACGGTATGATGGGTGGGGCTGGTGCTACCGGGAGATTGTATGAATATAAATTATGGGCTCCTGAAGGTAATTTACTGTTGGATATGACACCTGCTAAAGATGCTGATGGAGTAGCGTGTTTGTATAACAGCGTAAACAAAATACTCTACTACAATCAAGGCACGGGCTCTTATACTGCCGGGCCGGATGCGAACTAATGGAGAGATAAAATGTCAATTTATTTAGGCGACAAGAAAATAAGTGGTAACTCAAAGGAATTATGTTTTCCTTTATTTACTCCGATATGGCAAGACCATATTGTGAATAATGCGAGTTGGTTACGTTCTGACACCTTCTCGTGGCAAAGCGGAGCGGTGTATGTATCTGCTTATAATCATTTAGCCGATGACGTAACTGGTATTACTGCTGAAACCGAAACCGTAGCAGGCACGACTATTACGTTCTACCGTGCAACTGACGGGCATAAGATTGTACTACCCGACCAAGAAAGCAACGTAGAAGCGATTTATACCGCTACAGGTGTGGCGTGGTATTACATTTTAGACACCGCCAATCAACGGTTTAAATTACCACGTTCTAAATGGAACTTCGTCGGTTTACGTGGAGATGCCGGTGGATATGTAGCTGAAAGTTTGCCAAACATTACTGGAGATACAGGATTAAATCAAGGCGGAACTACTGGTGCGGCCACGGGTGCTTTTGCAATAGGGAAATCGCATTTTTCTATTTTAGGAAACACGGATATAACGAATACAAATTCCATAGATTTTGATGCTTCTCGTTCATCTTCAACCTACCAAAACGGCGCACCTGTGCAACAACGTGCTACACAAGCGTATTTATATTTCTACGTTGGCAATACTATCCAAAACGAAACGAGCGTAAACGTAGCCGAACTTGCGGAAGATTTGAACGGAAAAGCGGATATTGATTTAGGCAATTTGTCTAACGCAGGGAAAGTCGTAGCAAGTGGTCTAGGTCTGCTTTCTAACTCCTATGACGATTTAACATTGGGAGCAGATGGTGCGACTTACACCGCGCCTGCTGATGGGTATTTCTTTTTACACAAATCGTCAGGTACAATTGGAAGTGCTTATCTAGTCGGAACAAACAATAATGCGAGTGGTTTTTATGATATTGTTTGGGGGCCTAACTTTGCCGCCGATGATTTGAGTTTAATTATCCCGGCAAAAAGCGGCGATGTCGTTTCCTTCGGTTACAGCGCAAACGGAACTACAAAGCAATTCCGTTTTATCTACGCAGAAGGCAGTAAATCTTTAGCATAAGGAGTGAGAACTAAATGACCACATATTACATTACAGACGCAGACGGACAAATCAAATTACACGATACGGATAGAAACCGCCTCGTTACGACGTTAAAATTTACCCCGCAATACAAAGGGTTGGAAATTAAAGAAACTGACCGCCCTATTGAAAATTGCGAGTGGGCTGATACACCGGAATATATCGCCAAAAAGCACCGCCAGGAGTTAGAAAGTGCGGTAGCAGGTATGGAAGCGACTACGGGTTTAATTCGCCCTATGCGTGAAGGTATTTTGGCCGAAGGGTCTAACTACTCGGAATATACCAAAACCAAAGCTCAAGAGATTGAAGAATTAGCGCAAGAGTTAAGAGCGGCGCAAGCAGCCGAACAATCCCAAGAGCCGGAACTCGGCCCTTTAGAGGATTGACTTGACAAAATTTAGGAACTTGAGTAAACTAACAATATGGAAGAACTTTTACCGTGGATTAAAGTTGTTTCTGTTACCGTTGCCCTAGGGTGGTTTATCTGGTGGAAAGGCACTTTGCACCGTGAGATTGTAAAGCCAGCAATAGACAGCGTGAACTCTCGTATTGACTTCTTGGAAAGCCGTGTAGAAAAGACCGAAGAACTATACGACAAGATACAAGATAGTCTTGAGAGAAAAATAGATAGACTTCAAGACACGGTAACGGAACTCGCCAAAGAAGTGGCAGAACTAACCGGACAACTAAAGGCCCTACAAAATGATTTCAAAAGATAAGATAATAGAATATACCCTAATCAATGAAAAAGCACGCTACGAGGCGTTTAAGGCCATTACTGCGTGTGTTAAACATATTGTAATTACTCTTTTACTGTGCATTACGCTTATTGCGTGTGCTTATATGTACTTTGTAGTGCCGGTTGAAGAAGAGTACGCAGTAGCGGATAATAATAGCCAAGTTGTAGCAAGTAGTATTATTTCGGGGGATAATATCAATGGTCGCTAAATATAAAAAAATCAAACGTCGTGGTGGCGGAACTAAAAAGAAATGAGTATTAGTCGCAAGATTAAAAAATATAAAGAAACCGTTAGTGGTCTAAACGCACAAGAACTACTAGCGGTTTTTAAGAATAGCAGACTCTCGGCAGATGAGAGGTATGCCGTAGAACTTACTGACTTATACGGAAAATCAATCAAAGAAGCGGCAAATACTATGAATACCGATACCCGACAAATAACCCGTTGGATGAACAAAGCAAGAAAGAAAATAATGAAACAAGTTTTTAAGCAAAAGTAACATTTACCGTCGGCCTTAACGTATCTATAATTTCTCTATAAAGTGTCCTATTTTTAGGGCACTCTTTTTTTGTCTAATTACAGTATCTTAACTAGCGAGGTGCTGTATGAATCAGTTTCAATACACGATGTTAGCCGCAATAGAGAACGAAAAAATATACCAAGTTGACCAAATCCGTACGCAAAGATTCTATCCGTTAAGAGTAGGAACTAACCCGAATCACTTTACCGTACGTTGTCCTTGCGCCTTGTCCGGTACTGCTTTTGTGGCACCTCAGCTAATCCCTGCAGCGGCTGCCACTGAAACAACGGGGGCCTAATATGAACTTCTCATTTATTGCGGGTGCCTTTACTGCTTGGATGGCGTTTACGCCGGAAGGGAAAAAGTTTGGCAATAACCTGACTACTAAATGTATGAACTATATTAGGGATAACTACTTGAAGGAGAAGAAAAACGGAAATTAAAGAACTCTATCACTATATGACTACCGCTACGGAAGAACAGAACGACCAAGCCATTGAAGTTTTGTCCGAGATTATGCACGAAATCCAAAAGAAATATCCGGCTTATTACAAGAAGTATGATGATAAGTTGGAAAAGATTTACAAGCATAACTCGCTTACAAAAGAAGAAGCCCAAGAATATGTAAGCAAAATGAAAAACAAAGATGGCTCTTATGGGGAACATTGGACTTACGACCAAACGACGGAATATATGTTGACGCATCCTGAATTGGAAGGTTTGAATCGTGTTTGTTTTTATGTCGCTATGAATATGATGTATAGTGATTATTACAAACCGACGAGAACGGTTGCCGATTATGCTATGCTTGCGAAAGACTTTTTAACTGACCCGGATGGAAAATCTGACAAGGTTAAAAGGTATATGGAAGCGATGGCTTGACAAATAGTAAAAATTGTAATACTCTCTCTTTTAGGGAGAGTATTTTTATGCCAAGATTTTCAAAGATAAGCAAAGAGAGATTAGAAACGTGCCACCCGGATATCCAAGCGGTGTGTAATGAACTAATCAAACAATATGACTTCTCGGTACTCTGTGGGCATCGTGGAGAAAAGGAACAAAACCAAGCGTATAGGAAAGGAACAAGCCAAGTTAAATACCCAAATAGTGCACATAATAAAAAACCTTCTAGGGCGGCAGATTTATCGCCGTACCCTATTGATTGGGATAACTTGAGTAGATTTAGAGAAATGATAATCAGATTTGACACGGTGGCGAATATGCTTCGTGCCGAAGGTAAAATAGAAAGTGATTTCGTGTATGGGGGATATTGGAATAGCATAAAAGATTGGCCTCATATAGAAATCAAGGAGAAATAAAAAATGAAATGGGTAGCAGAACATTGGAACGAACTAATGAATATCTTTGGTAGTGCGGTTGTACTCATTACCTTGATTGTCAAGTTTACTGAAACCGATAAAGACGATACTGTATGGGCGAAGATTCTCAAGGTATTGTCTTTGTTATCTCTTGTAAACCCTGACGGCTCTGTCGTTGGTAAAAAAGAACAGGAAGAAAAAGAAGAAGTTAAATAATTTTGCTGATGGTGCCCGAGGGCGCATTGGCTCCGGTAGCCGCCGTCGGAATATAAAAAGGCGGTATATTTACTGTAAAAGGGCGGTCTTGTACTGCCCTATATTTAGGACTATGAAAGAAAAAGAACTGATTTTGAATAGTGATTTATCAGCCAAAATGGGCTATTATTTAAGCGACGCAATAGAAAGACACCCCGACTATGCCAAAACGCCTAAAGAAGCGATGTGTATTATTTTAGAAGAAATAGGCGAATTGGCGCAATCTATCAATGATGGGAATAGGGAAGGTGCTAAAGTAGAGTTGTTTCATTGTTTAGCGACGTTGTGTCGTTTGTATGGTATGTTCTTACAAGATGACATTTTGATTGAAAATACAAAGAAGATTCTAAACAAGGAGATTAAATGCTGTGGCTAAAAGTAAGTTTGATATGTGGATTATTAACGCTCTTTCTGGGTGGGCTGTGGCAGGCATACCGAAATGGCAGAAGGGCCGAGCAGTTAGAGAGAATAAAAAAAGAGATTAAGGAGCGAGAACGTGGAACGGAACTTGTTGCGAGTGTTATTAACCTTGATTCTGACGGTCTTAATGAGCGGATGCGCGCTAAGCGTGAGGCCAAGTGCGGTAGTGTGCATACAAAGGATTGATTGGGCTGACAATAATTTAGACAATTTGACAGACCAAAATAAAAAAGCAATAATAATTTTAGACGATTATTGTGATTTGAAAGCCGAATAGGTTTTCTTCCTGAGAACACAACGTACAAAGCCCCACGTTATCCTTCCGGCGTGGGGATTTTTAACCCGTGACGATTTGACACGGTTTGATTACATAAATCGGCTACAAAATGTAGTCAACTGATTTTGATTACAATAAACCGTTACAATTTGTAACCAACTGAAAAATAAACACTTGACAAACATTTAACATTATGCTATTATTTTAGTGTAGTAGAAGTACACCGAGGGAAAGCGGTGGCGTAGGAAAACAAAAAATTTGTTTAATAACCCCTAAAAAGGGTATGCTTCAAAGCCCCGGCACCTGCGCGAAACTTTCCCGTTTCAAATAAATGTCGGGGCTTATTTTATGGAGTTATTAAACAAAATGAAGATACCTTACATAAAACTATACACGTCAGATATCCTAGCCAAAAGCAGGAAACTAAACAACGAACAAATAGGCCGTCTTGTTTTATCGGCTTGCGAAATTGCGTTTGAGGGAAATACTGAAAACGCACCTAAAAATGAAGCAGAAAGTGCTTTTTTTGATATGCTAAATGAGTGGATGAACGAAGCAAAAACAGCATTAAAACAGAAAAAAAATGCAGGCAAAAAAGGCGGTTTAGTAACGCAAGCAAGACACAAACTTTCAGACGAGAGCACCGCTTGTTTAAGTGCTTCAAGCACCTCGCTTAAGCATACAGAAACAGATACAGATACAGAAACAAATACAGAAACAGATAATAAAACAACAAATAGCAAACAGTCGTTTGCGGTTTTGAAAAATCAAAAAGAACAAAAACCTAACAGGGTTTATGAGTTTGGTGGTTGGGTTGCTAAAGTGTTTGATTATCCGATGGATGAAAATCAGTTTAAGATTTGGTTTAAGCGCAACTGCCGCACCCTGAAATCAATACTTGATTTCTCCGGGGATAATATGCAGAAAGGTTTTTTAATGATACAAGCGTGCCTTGATAAACTAAACGAGAACAATCTTACTTTCTCTTATGAAAGCGTAATTAGACGAGCCCCTGAATACTTTGACCAAGCGGAAAAGTGGTACGAAGAAGGGTTTAGGATGCGCCAATCTGGGGATAGTTTTAAGAGATTGAAAGAAAATATCCAAAATGCAACTTCAGAAAAATTAAATTTATGTCTGCCTGAAATGGAAGGTAAACTATGAACGACTTATATTCGCCACAAGAGAAAAAATGTGGGTGTAGTGATAGCCCAATGGTAGTATGTAAAGTAATGTACGAGAACGCTGACGGAACAAGAGATACTTTGTTTTATCGGCAACAATGCCAGAACTGTGGTTTCGTACGGAAGGTAGAAAGTAACGGAAGGATAAGAAACCTGTACTGGTCCGGGCACTTTAACTTTGATTGGTTGAACTTCAATGTAGCAAAGGACTTCAAAGGGGAAAGAAACGGATTGTCCGAGTTTGAGCGAAAGAAAATGTTTTTACGAAAGATTATCCAGTTAGCCGATAAGAGCGAGAATCGTGGTAACTTGATTTTTACTTCGGCTGATTTGAAGAACTAAAAAAAGGACTTGACAAGATTAAAGAAAAGTGTTATACTGTTTGTGTTGGTAAAGATTACCGACGATAAAAGGAGATAATATGAAAACGAGATTGTTAACTAAAGATGATATCCAAGTGAAAGTTAAGCAAGTAACTGAAAAAGGTTGCTTGCTTTTGTTGTATAAAGACGCTCGTGTGGATATGAGTATTTTAGACGAAACCTATGGGGCAGAGAATTGGGCTTGTGAGTATAAGACCGTAGGGGATGTTTTATATTGTGGTATCGGTGTTTGGAGTGAAAAAGCCAATCAGTTTATTTGGAAGTGGGATTGTGGAATTGAATCACGCGCCGATGGGGAAGGTAACGAGAAGAAGGGCGAAGCGAGCGACGCTTTTAAGAGAGCCGGTTTTAAGTGGGGTATTGGGCGTGAACTTTATACGGCCCCGTTTATTTGGGCGAAAGTGCCTACGGTTAAAGATTCCAACGGCAAGTGGCAATTAGCCGACAGATATCAAAAGTTTAATGTAGAGCATATTGCCTATGACGAACAGAATAACATTAAAGAACTTTTAATCAAGGACAATAAAGGATTGACCGTTTACAAAGGGCATAAGGAGTAACTATGGAAATTACTTTTGATGAAGTCGGGCACACTTACACGAATAAGTTTGGCGAAGTATTGCCGAATCCTACGACTATTCTAGGAACTGTTTACGGAACAGGTTTAGAAAATGCGCCGAAGGTTTTTGTGAATCGTGCGGCAGATAAGGGTACTAAATTCCACAAAGAAGTACACGAATATCTGACTACCGGGAAACAAGGAGCTACGGAAGAATTTAACACTTGGTACGAGTGGTTTAGTTATTATGATGGGTATTTAGTTTCCTACGAGAGCGAGAAGATAGTATATGCTCATACGCCTAGTGGGTCTTTTGCCGGAACTTTGGACTTTCTCGCCAATGGGTTTATCAAAGATTGGAAAACCTGTAAAACGGCCACGAGAAAACAAATCCAAAAATGGCAAATGCAATTATCAATGTATATCTATGCGGCCCGACAAATGGGATATGCTATCAATGAGCCGGCGCAGATTATACACATAAACGGTAAGGACTTTGAAATTATCAATGTTGACTATTTAGGGGATGCGTGGGTTGAAAAGACAATGGCCCTATACAAAGACATAGTAAGTGGCAGAAAAACGCAACGAGACGCAATTTTGAGCGAGCAAAATGCATTGCAGACAGTACAAGAAAGTGATATCCAAGCACTTGAAAACACAATGCTTAAAATTGTAGAGTTGGAGAAACAGGCCGATGAGATTAAAGAGCGTATCAAAACCGAAATGGGCCAAAGGGGCATTTACTCTTTAACAGTTGGAAAAGTAAATATGACGTATGTTTCCGAACATAAGAGTAAAAAGTTTGACAGTAAATCTTTTAAGGCAGAACACGAAGAATTGTATAATCGGTATCTGAAAGAATCCCCGGTTAAAGATAGTTTAAGAGTAACAATCAAGGAGTAAATATGACTAACGAAGAAATGAAAGGTATTTTGTTTGTAAACGAAAAAAAGATGTCGGATAAATCCCCGGACTACAAAGGGTCAACTTTAATCAATGGGAAGGTTTATTATATTTCCCTTTGGAAAAGAGTAGGTAAAGAATCGGGCAAAGAGTTTTTTAGTTTATCTTTTAAGGCGAAAGAAGAAACGCCTAAAGCAAAACCTACTTACAAACCTGCCGAACAAGTAAAAGAAGTCGCTCAAGCGGTTGGCGGGAAAGTAGAGATACTTGACGAAAAGCCACTTGGGGAAGAAGATGTGCCTTTCTAAGCCGTGCCGACTTCATACGGCCTCCGCAGAACTGCTACTGTACGGCGATTAAGCAGATGGGGGGATAATTTACTTCCCCCCAAAAAGGTCAAGGCAGTAGTTGCCTTCATTGAGGGGCGCAGGCAACCCCAAGAAACCGAAAACCTGCACAATTTATGAAAGCGAAAATTCTAAAGAAAGAACGATACTCTACCGGGTTAAATTTGAACTTGATTATATATGACGAGCCGGAAGTGTTGGAAAGTCTGAACAAGTTAGCCGAAAAGAGCGAGATAGAAATTGATATCCGGGCAAAAGAAATAAAGCGTTCCCTTAATTCAAATAACTTGTTATGGGAATATATAACTAGGATAGCCGAAAAGACTTGTGCCAAAGGGGATAGTTTAACAAAGACAAAAGATTCTGTTTACCTTGAACTGTTGAAAGAGTACGGACAGAGCGTAACAATAACCGTAAAAGAAGAAGTGGATTTAGAAACATTAGGATTCAAGTATTTTGAACGGTTTAAGGATGGCCTTATTGGTAACACTAGATTTGTAGCGTATAGGTTATTTATTGGGTCAAGTCAATATAACCAAAAGCAGATGTCGGTTTTATTAGAAGGCGCAAAAACAAGGGCCGCAGAATTGGGGATTATGTTATGAAAAAAGTAGATACTAAAACGAAAATCAAAAGACTTAAAAAACAATGCGACGAACTATGGTCTAAATGCGTAAGATTACGCGACGGACAATGCGCCCTATGTGGTAAAACTGAAAACCTAAATGCTCATCATTGGGTACACTCCAAAGCACAAGGGAATTTTCACAGATGGGATGTAAGAAATGGACTAGCATTGTGTTATACTTGCCACATTTACAAAGTACATACCTACGCTAGCGCGGATATTACTGAACGATTAAAGACTTTTGCGTTTGATACAGGAATCATAACGCCGGAAGATTATGAGTTTCTGGCTAACGACCATAAGATTATGAAGGATAGTATAGAACAAATGGAATCTGTAAAGACGTACTTAACGACGTACCTAGAACAATTAGAAAGGAGATAGTATGTATAAAACACAAAAACAAAGAGTAACTGAATACTTGTTAGCGCACAAAAAACACGGTGCTACTAACTTTGAAATGATGATGAAACTTCACGTCTGCGACGTAAGAAAAATCATTTCCGATATAAGAAACGAAGGTATTTATAAAATAAGTTTTGAGTGGGAAACTTCCAAACTTGGAACTGCTTACAAGAGATACTTCATTAAAAAAGCCAAATAATTTTCCCACCGAATTGAAACACAAACGGTGGCAAGTGTGAATAATGTGAAAAGGGCGGTGTAAAAACTGCCCTTTTTTGTTAAAAATTATCCTTAAAATTTAAGCAAATATCAAAATAAATCAAAAAAGGACTTGACAAAGTGAAAGTATAGTGCTAGAATAGTTATGTAGTAAAGGAGATACTATGAACAAAATAGAAAAAGTATTGACGGTATTGATGTTAAGTTTGTTTGCTTTCATCTACGGCGTTTGGTATGTGAACAACGCTAAAGCAGTAAAGACTTGTATGGAAAACTTGCCGGCGTGTGAGGCGGCCTATTATGGTAAATAATGATATGGTGCTTATGTTGGCTGAACAATTACATAAAGATTGCCAAGAGGCGATTAAGGCCGCAAAGGAAGCGTTGAGAATCTTAGGAGAAATGAAATGAAACTAAATTTTGAATTTGACGGACATAAAGTAGAAATGGAATATACCTATCGTAAAGGAACTCCGGCACCTAGAGTAGTAAATGAACGGACCTATTTAACACCGCCGGACCAAGGGGAATTTGAAGTACACTCATTAAAGGTTGACGGCGAAGAAAAAGACATAGATATTTCTGAAGAATATCTATTAGAGCAAGCGGAAGAAGCCGAGCGAGATGCTGAAATTGCTATGCAAGAAATAAGATATGATGCCTACCGGGAGGAACTATGCCAAAAGTGATGCTAGATATGGAAATGCCGAAAAGTTGTTATTTTGATTGCAGATTTGTCCACCCAACTTTGGGGTATTGTTTGATTACAAGAACGCCTTTGCAAGCGACCGGAAGGCCTGTAAATTGCCCCTTAAAAGAGGTAAAGGAGTAGATTATGGAGCGAGCGTTTACGTTTATGATTTATGGTGCCGGGAGTGCTTTATTTGCACTTGCTTTTCTTATAATTGGTGCTATTTTCGCAAAGGACAAAAAGGAGGACTAGAACTATGGCAGAGTTAAAACCGTGTCCGTTTTGCGGCGAGAAGCCAGTAGGATTTTTTGATAATAGCAGATTAGTGGCGCTTGTAAAGTGTACTAATTGGGGTTGCGCTGTGCAACCTATGACAAAGTGTTACCCTGATAAACAGCAAGCCATAGACGCTTGGAACAAAAGGAGTAAATAATGGAAATGTTTTTCAAATTGCTAAAAGCATATATAATCGGTACTGTTATTGTTACGGTTGCTTATATGTGGATAGATACAATTATTTGCGAAATTAAAAAGCACATAGAGAAAAAGAAATACGAAAAGATAGCACGAGATTATTGCTTAAATCCATTTAAAAAATAGGAGTTAGTATGACAACACCTACAAAAGAGCAGATTGAGCAGATACTTTCAGTTGTTCCTGTGGAAGATGGACAGTATGTTATACCACAGATTATTACCGAGTGGGAAAAGATAAGAAACAGCCCTAAATAGGGCAAGATTTGAGAGGATAACAAATGAACGATAGATTTAGATTTAGAGTGTGGGATAAATCGTTTCATAAATACTGTGAAAATGTAATTGTTTCCACGATAAACGAGGAAATTACGGTATATGGGCGTTTGGTTAATGGAAGAACACAACTTATTCCAAATTCTCACGTCGTACTTGAACAATGCACCGGGCTGAAAGATAAGAACGGTCGGCTTATTTACGAGGGAGATATTTTAGAATTTGATTTAAGCATACCTACAAACGGAGGTCATCATAGAGGAATTGTTTATTGGAAAAATCAAAATAATCTTATAGTGTGGATGATTTCTTCATTAAAACATACTGGAAGTTGGGATATTAGACAAATAGCGCACCCAAACGACTGGATGACTTGGGCAGAAGTAATCGGCAACATCCACGAAAACCCCGAACTACTGGAGGATAAATAGTATGGCAGAGAAAGAAGAAAGAATTTTAATCGCTCGCAGTACCGATTATACAATTACTGATACTGATAAAGGCAAATTATTTGAAGGTAAGATAAAACCGCATTGTGCTATTGTTATGACACGCGCCGAGGCCATTGAGCGTATGGCTAATCATTTAAGAGCTTCTACTTTGTTAATGGATTCTGACCCAGAAGTATATGCCGAAGCCGCACTAAATGCTTTGCTAGGAGTGGAGAAATGAATATATCCGGCAAGGTGCATTGTTTCTTTGAGCAGAGTGGCACATTTAAGAACGAGTTTATCAATTTGGGCATACCTGCTGAAGATTACGATATACAAAACAATTTCGGACAAACTGACCACGTTATTGACCTATTTGCCGAGATAGAGAAAGGATATGCGGGGGGGGGCAGTATCTTTGACAATATAACCAAAGATGATTTGATTATTGCTTTCTTCCCTTGTATTTACTTTACAGGGTCAACCAACCCTTGCTATTACACGCTTGAGAACATAAATTATCGTTCTTTAACTCTTGAGCAAAAGTTAGAAAAGATACTAGAACGGTCAAAAGATAGGCAAATGTTTTATGAATTGCTAATTAAATTGGTTGGAACTTGCTTGAAAAAAAGGATAAGACTTGTTATAGAGAATCCGTTTTCTACTATGCACTATTTACATAATAACTTTTTCCAAGAGCCAAGTGTGATTGATAACGATAGAACTTTGCGTGGCGATTTTTTTAAGAAGCCAACGGGATATTGGTTTTTTAATTGCCAAAATACTATGGGCTTTAGTTATCAAAAGAACAAGGAAAGAAAAACTGTTTGGGGTAGCAAAAGCGCACCGCACGCCGGTCTATGTAGTGAAGAACGTAGTATGATTTCCCCCGATTACGCAAGGAACTTTATTTGCGACTTCATATTGGGGAAAGAGCAGGAGCATAGCCAACCCCAATTATTCTAGATTTTCGCCCTACGCTTGCTTGATATGAAGCCGTTTGAGGGGAAAACAAATAAGGTGGATTACTGGTAAGGTAGGGCGAGAAACATTTTAAGGAGAACTAAATGAACGATGCTATCTTTTTTAGATTGGATGGTAAATATCCCTGCGATATTATAAATCACGAAAAGTGTAAGAAAATGTGTCTTTCGCTTGGGTTTTGCCCTTTGGCTCGTAAACTTGAAGAAATAAAAATCATTGTTGATGATATCTTGTTAGTAGAGGAGTATTACAAATGAAAGTAGAATTAGTAGATTATTCCCAAAACGCTTTGGGAAACATTGTAGCAGCCGGTAGAAATTGTTATCAAAGTAAAGGAACAGGGTATGAATCAGATGTAAACTTGGCTAAAGCATTGATTAAAGCCGACCATACGCCGGTTGAATTTGGGTGGACTATGTGGCATATCAAAGGGATTAGCCGGGCCTGTGCAGACCAATTAGCAAGATACAGGTTAGCAAGTTTTACAATGTTATCCCAAAGATACGTTGATATAAAAGACATTGAGTTTATCCACCCTTTTAAGGTTATGGAACTTGCCGGGGAAACTGCCCAAGCGGTTGAACAAGCCCAAAGGGATTTCTACAAAATGCTATTAAACTGCGGTATAAGCAAAGAAGATGCTAGGTACTATATGGGTTGGGGTTTTCAACTGAAGTCTTTATGGCGTGCAATTTTAGGGAGTTAAGACACATATTAGAACAAAGACTAGACCCCCACGCACAATGGGAAATTAGAAGTCTAGCGCAAGAAATGTTAAATATCTGTAAAGAAAGATGGGGGTGGTTAGTAGATGGCTTCTAAAATACGTTGTAGTGATTGTAAACATAACCCTATGGGCACTTGTGAACTTTGCGGCAAGGAAATACCTATGGCTTATGTTTTAGACAGGATAAACAAGAATCCGGGTTGGTGTCCGTTAAACAGGAGAAAGAAATGAAATGCGCTTGTGGGTGTGGGAAGGATTTACCAAAGAACAAAGAGCAAAGGGGTGGAAGGTTTTACAATCGTAAGCACGCCGCAAAATGGCGCGCAGACCAAAGAAGGGGTACAAAGTTAGGCCCTTATAAGAAAGTAAGACAAGACGCAGAAAGCCGGGATGTGGATTATAACCTAGGGCCAAAGTATTGTAAGAAGTACAATAATGACGATATCAAGTGTGTAATGTGCTATGAGCAATATATGGACAAGGGGTGCCGGGAAAAATGAAACGATTTGATACCACCTATTACGAAAGACACAAGGACAAGGTCAAAGAGTATTATAAAAAGACTAATGAAGATAGAATCGCATATTCTAAATCTTACTACCGAGCCCACCGGGAAGAAATACTTAACAAAAAACACTCTTACAGACTATCCCGGCTAGAACAAACTAAAATATACAACCACGAGTATTATCTTAAAGTTACCAAGGTAAAGAGGAAACTTGCAAAAAAAGTGTAAATTTGCTATAAAGCACATAAGGGTAACTATGAAAAAGAGAACGTCTAAAATCACTAATGAGCAAGTGAAGTCTATCTTTGAACAGATGGAGCAAGGCGTTTCTTTGCGTAAAGCGTGCGAGAAAGAAGGGATAAAGAATAACACTTTCCTTAACTTCATAGAGAAAGACAAGGACTTGACCGAGCAGTACGCGCGTAGTCGGCAAAAAGGGCAAGATGCTAGATTTGAAGGTATGCTAGATTACGCAAAAGAGTCTAAAGATGACCCGTACACTAAAAAACTATACATTGACACTTTGAAATGGGTACTGTCTAAACAGCAACCCAAGAAATACGGGGATAAGTTGGAAGTAGAAGGAAAGAATATCGCACCTACGACTATTATCATTAAGAGGGCCGATGAATAAAGTTGAAGTAACTCTTAACTGGTACCAAGATAAGTATTTGTTTAATGATGCTCGTTTCTCTTGCCTAATCGGCGGAGTAGGAACGGGCAAAACTTTTTCTTTCCTTTTGAAAGCGTGGCAATACTGCCAAGACAACCCTAAATCACTAGGTTTGATTATCCGTAAAGAGTTTACTGACTTACGGGATTCCACTATACAAGACTTTGAGAAATACTTTAACGTAAAGATAAACCGGGGAAACAAGGAATATGAGTTTCCCAACGGCTCAAAGATAATGTTTAGACACGGGGATATGAACGATATCAACGTACTCAAAAACATTAACCTATCTTTCTTTTGTATTGAACAGGCCGAAGAATATGAATCGGCTGATATTTTTGACTTCCTGCGTGATAGATTAAGACGTTCGGGTGGTAGGCGTTGGGCCGGAGTAATTGCCAACGCTAACGGGCATAATTGGCTATATGAGCGTTTTATTGAAGGGGCTAAAAGCAAAGTACACGATGAGGGAAAGGGCGAAGTGTTATACGAGAAACCTAACTACCTATGTTGTACGGCTAACTCCTTTGCAAACGAACATAACTTGCCTAAAGACTTTATAGCCGATTTAAGGGCTATGGAAGTAGATGCGCCGGAACACTTCAAACAATACGTTATGAACGATTTTAACGTATTGGATGCAGATGACTTACTCTTAACACCCGAAGAAGTGGATAACCTCAAAAAGAATTTAGAAGGGAATCGGTACGATAGATATATGGCGACCGACCTTGCTAGATTTGGAAAGGATAATTGTGTGTCCTTTGTTGGGGAAGATGTATCTGGGTTTAAGTTTGCGGAAGTCGCTTGCGATAGGTGGAGTCAAAAAGATGCCTTACACTCTGTTGGTAGAATCGCTGATTTCGCTAGACAAATGCACCTAACTGACGGTACTTTAGATTGCGACGGACTCGGACAGGGTTATTATGATAGTCTTAAAGACCTAGTCAATGGCTCGTTTGGTTTAAGGGAATTTCACAATACGTCTAATGGTAGGGAAAATGCCTACGCAAATATAAGAACAGAGATTTACTTTTACATTAAAGAACTAGCACAGAAAGGTTGGCTATCTGTAAAGACACCGGAAATCATTAACGACTTGGCTAGATTGAGATATACTTACAATAGAAACGGTCAAAAGATGATGATTCCCAAAGAAGTAATGAGAGCCAAAGGGTTATCTTCTCCTGACTTTGCAGACGCTTTAATGATGGCGGTATGGTTATGGAAGATTCGTAAACCTACTGCTATGAGAGTAAAAAGATTTAGTAACAAAAATTTATTCAAAACCAGTTTGTCTAACTGGTAGAGGGAAAAATGAAAACACCGAAAATGCCTGAAACGAAAGAAGTTTTACCCGAAGTGATTGACGAATCAAAAAAGACCGATGCTGAACGTGATAGACTTAATCGTCGGCGTGGTCGTGCTTCTACCATTTTAGCCGGTGGCGATTATATAGCAAGTGCCGGCAAATCCTTGTTAGGGGAGTAATATGGAAACCTTTGAAAGCAGAAAGAAAGCAAAGACTCTAATTGACCGATTAGAGAAATTACAATCTATCCGGGCGAATTGGGATAGCCGTTGGGATTATATCGCAAGACGTGTAAGCCCGAAGGAAGCTGTCTTTCAAAGTGAACCTGTAACCGGTCAACCTGAAAGCGCGTGGAAGAAATTTGACTCTACGGCTTCTTTGGCTATCCAAAAATGGGCGAGTGCTATGGATGGTTTAACTACTCCTAAAACCCAAAAATGGCACAGTTTAACCCTATCTGACAAAGACCTAGCAGAGAGATATAAAGACTTCCTAGAAGAAGTAAGAGATATCCTTTTCGCAAGACGTTATTCTGCGTCTAGTAACTTTACGAACTCTAACTTTGAGAACTTAAAAACCATTGGTACGTTTGGTAATGGCCCTTTCTCTTTAACTGCGAATAGAGATAATACGGGGAACGTATATAAAGCGTGGGATTTAAGAGAGTTTTATGTAGACCAAAACTATGAGGGGGAAATTGATGTTTTCTTCCGCAAGTTTAAGTTGACTACAAGACAAGCCATCCAAGAGTTTGGGGAACTTTGCCCGGATAAAGTAAAGAATTGCAAAGACCTAAATAACACATTTGATTTCCTATGGGCGGTATATCCTAATACGGATTATAAAAAGGGCTCTCTATTAGCCACGAATAAGAAGTTTGCATCTGTTTATGTATGTATCACTACCGGTGAATTGATTAGCGAAGGTGGCTTTGATGTCTGTCCGTTATTCTATCCTAGATATGACGTAATGCCCAACTTACAAGACCCTTACGGATATGCGCCGATTTTGTTCTGTTTACCTGAAGTCAAGAACTTAAACAAGATGTACGCTGACCTTTTGAAAGTGTCTGACCGTATGGCGAATCCGCCTATCTTGATGACCGAAGATGATATCATTGAAAGAACGTCAATGACTAACGACGTTATCATCTCTGGTGGGATTGACGCTAACGGTAATCCTAGAGTAGCGGCCTTACAATTAGCCCAACAAACCGGGTTAAGTTTGGAAATGATACAAGATTTAAGAACGGTTATCAATGAAAGTTTTAACCTTAACCTATTCCAAATCCTAGTAAATAAGCCCGATATGACCGCTACGGAAGTATTACAAAGAGCGCAAGAACAGGGCACTTTATTAGGAGCGTTTACCTCAAGACGTGAAAAAGAGTTTCTATCGTTACTTATTCAAAAAGAAACGGAGTTGGCTTGGAAACAAGGTGCTTTACCTGAGCCGCCTGCCGAACTGTTAGAAGCAATCGGAAGTGGTGATGTGGTTTTCTCTGTACAATACGAAAGCCCGATTGTCCGTAGCCAAAAAGCAGATGAAGGAACTGCTATTATGAGAACTATGGAAATGGCTACTGCCTTGCAACAGTTTGACCCTTCTATTAAGAACAAAATCAATGCTCAAAGAGTATTAGAGAAAGTGGCTGATGTATGGGGTGCACCTGCTAGTATCTTCAATACGGAAGATGAAAAGGCCGCTAAAGATATGGAAGATGCCCAATTAGCACAAGCGCAACAAATGTTAGCGGCGGCTCCTGTAATTGGCAAGAGTGCTAAAGATATGGCACAAGCGCAACAAATCGCCGGTACTAATGGATTATTGGGGGCTGAATGATAAAGACGGCTACTAAATTTAAACACAAATTAAGCACCTTTCTATTTAGAAAGCGAACGGCTTTTAGATTGGTGTTTGATGAAAAGAAACCCGAAGTGCGACTTGTATTAAGTGAAATGAGAAGATTTTGTCCGTCTGACCCTGCTAGAAATGCAGGAAACCCGATAGATGAGAAACAAGTCTTTATCAATATCGGGCGGCGGCAAATGCTATCCTACATTATGGCTCAGATAAATATGCCTGATGAACGGATAGAAGAAATAGTACGAGAGGAAATAAACAATGGAAAATAACGAGAACAATGAGCAGAATTTGTCTGCTACTGACTTAACCAATGAAGCACTTAATAACTTCCTAGACGGATTTAAGGAAGAAAACCGCTCTTTCGTACAGGAAAAAGGGTACAAGAGCGCAGATGATATGGTAACGGCCTTGAAAGGTTTATCACAATTTGAAGGCAAAGATTTAAATAATATGGTATCGTTGCCTACTGATAAATCTACTGCTGAAGAAATTGCGGCGTTTTATGGTAAATTGGGTTGCCCTGAGAAACCTGAGGGATATGTTTTCGGGCAGAACGATACTGAATTTGCTAAGTCTATTGCGCCGATTCTACACGAAAGCGGTATTACTCAGAAACAGTTAGACGTTTTAATGCCGAAATGGAACGAATTTATCAATGCTCAAAATCAAGCCGCAGAGCAACAATTAGTATCTGATAATGAGAAGGCCACTAAAGACTTAAAAACCGAGTGGGGCAACGATTATGACGCAAATATAGACCTAGCAAAGAAAGCGACTAAAGCATTAGGTTTTTCCGCTGATGAAATTGACTCCATTTGTAAAGTAAAAGGGTCGGCTTGGGTATATAAGACAATGGCTAAATTTGGAAAAGCGTTTAGTGATGACACGATTAAGGGTGTCGGTGCTAGTGCCCAGCCGAATCTGAGCAATCCTCAAGAAGCATTGGCGAGAATTGAACGCTTGAAACACGACTCTAATTTTGCGGCCCGAATTGCCAAAGGTGAAGAAGCGGCCCTTAAAGAGTGGGAAATGTTGCACAATGCCGCTTATGGGGGCAAATAATGGTAGATTTAGGCAGAGTAAAATTTGAGTTAAGACGTTTAGCGAGCCCTAGTACGGTTGGACTTGGGGCTCTTGGGTTATACGAAGAATTGAGCGATGTAATGTTCGTCTTTGAAAATGACCCCGATTTTAAGAAGATTTTGGCGGAGAGAAAGTCAACGTCTAAAATCTCTAAAAAAGTAGTAAAAACAAAGGAGAACTAAAAATGTTCCAAGAAATTGAAAAAACCTATACCGAGGCGTATGGTAACTTAATTACGCTCTTGGCCCAGCAAACACAGTCTAAATTGGAAAGCTGTGTTACTGTCCAAAGCGGTATCAAAGGTAAAGCGGCTGTAGCGGCAGACCAAATCGGAAAATTCCTTTTTACTGACGTTGACACTCGCTTGGCTGATACCGAGTTGCAAGACATCAACCGTGACCGCCGGTGGTATGAACCCGTAATGAAACGTGGGTGCGTGCCGTTGGATAACATTGATGTTATTAAAACCTCGTTAGACCCGAAATCGCAAATCGTAGTAGCCGGTATGGCTGGTGTAAACCGTGCCAAAGACGCTGCTATCATTTCCGGTTACTATGGTGTGAACAAAACCGGTGAACACGGTGCTACTTCTACGTCTTTTGATGCTAGCAACGTAATCGCTAACACCTATGAATCGGGCGATATCATCAAACAATTAAACCACGCTTTGAGCATTTTTGCTGCGAACGACGTGGATATTGAAGCCGAAGAAATCTACTGTGTAGTGAACTCCGTAGCGGCTGAAAAATTGCGCCAAGCCGGTATCTATATCAGCAACGATTATATGGCTGACAAACCCTTATCGGGTAAAAAACTGCCGTCTTATGCCGGTATTAACTTCGTACAATACGAAGCGGTGCCGAACTACACGAGCGGTGCTGATACCATCTACAAACTCCCCATCTTCGCCAAATCCGGTGTCGGTTTAGGTAAATGGGAAGAAACCAAAGTGCGCGTGGGCGAACTCCCGAACAAGAACTATGCTTGGTCTGTGTTTATGGAATTTGCCTTGGGTGCTACTCGCTTGGAAGAAGCGAAATGTCTGTCTATTGAGGTGAAATAATTATGGCTACCACGCAATCTAAAGAATACAAAGATGTATTAGACGGCAAAATTGTCGTTGAAAACGAAGTGAACGCCAAATTGCGCCGCTTCAAAGCCACGATTACCTTGGCCTCTCAAGCGTCTGGCGATGTTATCCAGCTCTTCAAAGTGCCGGCTGGTTACTCTTTTGTAACTGGTATTTTGAACAGCTCTGCCTCGTTATCTACCGCTACCATTGAAATCGGTACGGCTGATGATGATGACAAATATCGTGCTTCCGCAGTGCATACGGCTACTGTTCCGACCTTGTTCGGTGCTCAAGCCGGTTTTGTAAAAGGTGGAAACACCGCAGATGAATTGGTTATCTTGACCGTTGGAACGGCTGCCCTTCCGGCTTCCGGTACTTTGGTCGTGGATATGATTTTCTCTGCCACGAAATAGTTTAACAGGGGGGAGCGTAAAAACTCCCCCCACAATAGGGGAATAAGATGAACGGTCTAAACGAGTACAACGATAACGATATTGTAAATAGAGCATTACTTAAATTAGGGCAAGAAACGGTTATTGACCTTACTGAAGATAACGAACGTGCGAGAGCCGCCAATGCTCTTTATAATAGCGTAAGAGATACTTTATTATCCACTTATCGTTGGAACTTTGCCACGAAAAGGGTAGAACTTGAAGCGTGTGAACTTACTCCGGCTTTTGGGTATAAATACCAATACGACCTTCCGTCTGATTTCCTTAGATTGATTTCTTTACCTGATGCTCCGAATAATGCTTGCGACAATTACGAGATTGAACAACAGCATATTTTAACGGACTATAAAAGCCCCTTGAAGATTATTTATACGGCTAGGGTAACAAGGGCTAATTTGTTTCCGCCTTACTTTATTGAAGCGTTATCTTGTCGGTTGGCATTTGAAATGTGCGACCGGTTGAAACAAGATATTTCCAGAAAGAATACTTTAATGCAAGAATATGAACTTGCTATAAGAGAAGCCAAGAAGTCTAATGCTATACAACGGGCGAACGTGTCTTTGCCTACAAGTGATTATATTAACGTAAGAAAGGGGTATTAAGATGATAAAAGTGCAACCGGCTATTACTCAAATGAACAATGGGCATATTGCGCCTATCCTTGAGGGTAGAACGGATGTGCAGATTTATGGGTACTCTTGCCGGCAAAACGAAAATGCTATTCCCTTGGTCTATGGAGCGAATAAGAATCGTGGGGGTACATTGTACGTTGCTTCTACTAAGAATCCGGCACAAAAGAGTACATTGATACCTTTTAAGGTAGGGCAAAACATCGCCTATCAGTTAGAGTTTGGGGATAGATACATAAGAGTTTTGAAGAATCACGCTTTAGTATTAGACGGTAACAATGACCCTTACGAGATACAAAGCCCTTATTCTTACGAAGATTTGTACGATGAAAACGGACTTTTCCAAGTTGACTATAAGCAGAGTGGGGATATCCTCTATTTAGCGCACGATAAATACTACACTCAAAAACTTGAGCGGCTTGGGGAAACGAATTGGATAATTGCCGATGTGGCGTTTGCTAATGGCCCTTGGCTAGAGAGAAATGGGGATAATACAAAAAGGATTTATTCTTCTGCTACTAAAGGGAACGTAACTTTAAGCGTAGGTGCTTTTAATGTAGAGAATCCTTTTTTTGAGAGCCAAGATATCGGAGCGACTTCAAGAGAAAACAAGTATTTCAAATTCTTTTTAGGTTCTTCGCCTTTTCCTGCCGACCAATACTATTTTGGGGATGACGGTGCAGAAGCGTCTAAACATATTGTACAAGCGTTAAACAGTTGCCAAACGGACTTATACGCTCAAAGGGATTATGGGAATCAGTTAAAAGTAACCGCAATAAACAACCAATCAACATATAGTGAAAAGACGTTTACGATTGTGGGGTATAATTCCAACTTTGTAGAATTATGGCGTGGAACATTTACCTTTAGTCAGTACAATGTTTCCGGTACGACTCCGACCTTTGAGCCGAATATGGTAAATAGACGTATAAGAATTAAAAGCGTAGAACCTTATACGCCTTGGTATAGCGGAAGGGATAACATAGCAATAAATGATATTTGTATTAGTGATAACAAATACTATCAAGCCCTAGTAGCAGGAACTTGTGGAAACATTAAACCTATACACGAAGAAGGAACGGAAAGCGACGGTAAGATAACGTGGAGATATTTAGGCGATGGTTATGGAATCGTAAAAATCAATGAATATATCTCGCCTACTTCGGTTAAAGGAACGGTAGAAAAAGAACTAATGCCGAGTCTAACCGTTGGCACAAAGGCAAGTTGGCGTTGGGAAATGGAACTTATCGGATTAGATGGGATTTATCCTTCTAGTGTAGATTTCTTCAAAGATAGATTAGTTTTAGGTATCAATGCCAAGACAGGGCCGGAACTTATCTTCTCAAAGACAGGGGATTATGAGAACTTTGAAGATTTAACCTTTAACCAAGTTTTGGCTGACAATGCTATTACATTACCCATCTTAACCGACCTAAACAAAATACAATGGCTATGCGCTTTGGATAAACTATTTGTAGGTACTGAAGGCGGTATCATTATGGTCAAACCAATGACGGAAAATGACGTTTTCGGGCCTAATAACATTACCTATGATGAGATTTCCAATATAGGAACGTGTAAGATTAAACCTGTAAGAATCGGGGATGATATACTTTATTTAGGCCGAACTACAAAAGACGTGTATGCTATTGCGTATAATTTTCAATCAGACAGTTACGAGCCGGATGAAGTAAGTCTTTCGGCCTATGACTTATTAGACAACGGCGTAACTTCTTGGGCTTTACAATATGAGCCGAATAGAATCGTATGGATGGTTAGACGTGATGGCAAATTAGTGGGATTTACTTACAATAAGAAACAATCTGTAAGAGCGTTCCATTTACACTCTACACAAGGGGAATTTGAGAGTGTGTCTTGTATTCCTTCCCCGGATGGCACTCAAGACGAAGTATGGTTTATTTCCAAAAGAATTATCGGGCAAGGGAGTCAAACAAGATACATAGAGTATTTACACAATGGTATTCCTTTAGATATACCTTCCGAAAAGTATGAAGATAAGCACGAGTTACACGATTATATGTTAAAGAATTGTGTTTATCTTGATAGTGCGAAGAAATATCATTTTGACACTCCGTCTGATACTTTGACAGGGTTATCACATTTAGAAGGTTTATCGGTTAGTGTTTTGGCGGATGGTGTCTTTGTAGGCAAAAAGACGGTAGAAAACGGGCAAATTGTTCTTAATGCTACGGCTAATGATGTAGTCGTAGGGTTATCCTATACGACCCTTGTAGAACCTATGCCTGTCAATGTGGATATGCCTAATGGCAACGGTCAAGCGAGAAGCCAAAGAATCAATCAAGTAGTTGTACGACTATATCGTACGGCTAGTTTTGAGTACAGTTGGGGAAAAGAATTTCACAAAGCCCCCGTTAAAGACGAAGATACACTTGATTTAATGAGTGGCGATTTGCTATTATCGTGGGGAGATAGTAATACGGAAATCAAACTAAACAATGAGGATATTGTGAATAGTACAGGTTCCCGTATGATATTTAGACAAGCCGAGCCGTTACCGGTTTATTTTATAAGCATATATCCCCAGATAGAGGTTGCAAATGGTTAATGTAAGACCATTTAAGACTTTAGAAGATTTAGACAAGCCTTTTATTTTACAATCAGAGCAAGAGAACGACTACGATATTAAAACCATCGCTAGTTGGCTTAAAATGCCCGTAAATGCGTTTTTATTTGAAAACGATAAAGAGATACTAGCGCAGATGTTCTTTATCCAATTAGGGCTTGATAGGTGTTTAATTTGTATGCACATATCAAAAAACGCCGGGAAAGAGTCTATTGAACTTGTAAGGAAAGGTAACAAGTTGATGGACTTTTACGGATTTGGAAGATATGAAGCGTATGTAAGAGTAGGGTTTGAGCAAGGGAAACGGCTTGTAGAGTTGTGCGGATTTGAGTTAGAAGGCACAATGAGAAACTTTGATAATAAGAACGATTACTATTTATATTCAAAAGTGAGGGTTTAATATGGCGGGGATGACGGCTTTATCGGTTGCTAGTTATGCTTTAATGGCAGGGTCGGCGGCTATGGCGGCTTATTCTGCCTATCAGGGTGGTAAGGCGCAAGAAAGGGCGTACAATGCCCAAGCGGAGCAAGATGAAAACAACGCTAGACAAAAAGCGTTAGAAACTTCTATCAATGAAGATACGGCAAGAAAACAGCAAAGAGCGAATTTGGCGCGTATGAGTGCGGCGCAAAGTGAAGCCGGGTTGGATGGGGGAACTGCTACTACCGCCTATATGGATAGTGTGAGAAACTCTGAACAAGATGTAATGAACTTACGCTACCAAGGTATGAGCCAATGGCAGAACTACAAGAATCAAGCGGCATTAAATAGATTTTACGGTAAACAAGCATTTAAGCAAGGGCAACTAGGTGCGTGGACTTCCGGCATCGGTGGTTTGGCTCAAATGGGGTCAATGTATGCGTCAAACTATACTCCCAATTATTCTTCTTTGGGGAAGGTGCAGAATTTAGATAAGACTACGGGTGGTTTCCTTACAAATGCGTCTAAGTCTGATTTACAGAATAGTTTTGCTAAAGAACGAAATTTTTGGATGAGTTTTTAAGGGGTAACTATGCCGAAAGCACAAATCAATCCTATTGAACAACAAACAATGGTAAATGGTCAACCGGGTAACTTGAATTATAAACCTGTTGTAAGCCCTTTAGCTTCTGTTGCGCCTGATTTAGCAAGAACAGCGCAAACATTATCTGGCACTTTGGATGCTATGCAACAAAGAAATGACAAAATAAGACTAAATGCTTTTGAGCGCAAACTATCTACAAAAGAAAAAGAATTTGATTTATTGTTAAGCCAAGCCAATTCCGCAGAAGAAATTGATAGAGCGTATGAAGGTTATACGACATCTGTTAAGCAAATGGCACAACAAGAACTAGGCAAAAGACTTTATGATAAATGGATGTATGAGAATAACTATTTTGAAGATGCCGCCAAAAGTGTAGCAGACCGTGCTAAATTCCCTGTATTACAAAAGCAAGGTTTAGCTGACATAAATGAAACTATCCGGCAGAGTGCTTTTGACCGTTCTTTTACTAGAAACCCCGTAGAAAAACAAGCAATAGACGATAGTGTTATGGCTACATTAGAATATGCGTCAAGCGGTGCCAATGGTGTTCCGGCTATTATAGACAAATCTCAAGCCGATTCTTTGCTAAATAAATACACTAAAGACATCTCAAAACAAGATTTACTAAACGATTTTGAGATTTATGGGGAAGTAGAAACTGCTAATAGAATAGCGAATAAAGAAAATTATAAAGGGTTAGATTTTGAAGAAAGGAAAGAGCTTTTGCTTTCTCAAATCAAAAAGAATAAAGAACACTCCGATAGTGTAAGAACTAATCCGGCGGTTTATGTTGGCTTTGAAAATTCCATTAAAGACGGGACATTTGAGCAAGGGAAGCTAAATTGGGCTTATACTAATGGGCAGATAACCTTGACCGATAAACGAGCTTTAGAGAAACAAGCAGAAGAAGATATGCCCACAACTAAAAAACAGGCAGTAAATCTAATTACTGCTAAATTTAGTGCTAGTGATATGGATGCTAATTTCGGAAGTGTTGTTTATACTAGACAAAAGGCACTTCAGTTTTTCTATCAGCTAGTTGAACAAAATCCGCAAGCAAATAATGAAGATATTATGGGATTTGCACAACGTGCTATTGATACTTACGAAACAATAGACAACGAAACTATTTTAAGTACACTCCCTATGCCACAAGCCGCACTAAATAAGGGCATAGCTCGCAAAGAAATGAGCAAATACACTAAAGAAGATATAGACGAAATGATTATTGAACTTCTGTCTGATAATTCTATATCTGAAGAAGAAAAGACAATGCAGGCCGCACAATATGAGGAGTGGTATCCATATTTGAAAAACAGGGATGAACGTGCCGCAAGAAAAGCGGCAAGAGCCGCACAAGCCAAAAAATAAGGGGTTATAAATGGAAAACTTAAATAATACTTTAGCAAACAACCAAACGGGGCAAGAGGTTATTCCTACACAAGAAATTAATGAAACCCCTGCTCAAGCTATTTCTATCCAAGAAAAGCAAAATAACATTTTGGCAGGTATTAAGAGCGACCGCTTGAAAGCATTAGCACAACGTGCTTATGATAGAGTAAATGCCCAAAATGAATTAGTTGAAGAACAACCGCAAGAAGAAACAAAACAAACCAAACAAGAAAAAACGGAAGAAACACAACCGGAAATGCTAGAAAGACCCGGTAAATTTTGGAACAAAATAACTTCTGCCGGTTTTGATATAGCAAAGGGAACTTTAATAGAAACCCCTGCTAGAGCGTTGCCTAATGCTATTACATCCGCTATAAGTGAAACTGCTGATTTAGTCTATCAAATCGGTGGTTTAGGATTAAAAGGTATAGATAAGGCATTAGGAACTAAATTAAGCAAAGACAAGGATATCTATTTGCCTGAAATACCAGAGTGGAAAATCAAAGATGAGCCGGAAACGCAAACGGGGAAAATAGCTCAAAATGTAGGTAAATTCGTTTTAGGTTTTGTTGGCGGTGGAAAGATTACAAAAGGTGCTAAAGTAGCCAAAGGAGTAGCAAAAGGTGCTACTAAACTAATGAGCGCAAGAAAGGCAATCCAAGCCGGTAAACTTACCGAACAAGGGTTAAAAGGTGTTATTTCTGATATGGCTGGATTTGACGGGCACGAAGAAAGACTTTCTAACCTAATACAAGAAGTGCCAG